CATATTATTAATATTAAATTTAAGATTATAATTTCCAGTTGCTGCGTCAATATGAGGAATTTTTTTCATTTTATTGATAACTTGTTCCATATATGTATCAACTTCATTAGGAGGAATATTACCAATATCAATTTTAAAAATACGTTTTTCAGGAGCTCTCATTATACGATGAATTAACATTGCATCTTCAAGCATCATTAATTTTTGAAATTCTTTTCGGGCTCCTTCTAACATACTTCTACCATATGGTAAAAAATTAGAATCAGATATCATACGAAAATGTGCCATTTCATATACATCATATCCAGCATGTGGACTAGAAGCATGGCGGAATTTTATATTATATTCGCCAGTTTCTTCATTATATTCTTCTGTACGTTCTACTTCATAACTCGAAAATGGCCGGGCGTTAACAATACCTAATTCTTCTGTTATATCTAATTTTAAAAAGAAATCTCCATATTTAGCCATATTTCTAATCCATGGCCACATATTGAATTCTACATTTAAAACATCATTAAATAAATTTTGGAGAATTTTTTGAATATTTGTTTTATTAGTTTTAATAGATAATACTTCTCCAAATTGATTAGCTAATGTTGATTCATCTGAATATATATCTAAAGCAGAGCTAATTATTGGATCTTTATCCATCATTTCATAATCAACATATAATTGTACACGATTTTGATTTGCATAATAATTTGAATCATAACCTCCATGGCCACCGGTTTTCCACCTATTTGAGCCATGTAATCTTGTATATCTGTCTGCTATTTTTGTTTGACTTATATTTCCTGAAGATTGTAATCTATTTGTATCAACAATCCGTACTTTATTTTTACCGTATGCTCGTACGATAACATTAGTACTAAATAAATTTCGTAAACGTTTTCTTAGTGACGCCATTATAATATGTTTATTTTTTTAATAAATATAACTAACTACAGAAGCCAGGTTAAATTTTCATCATCTGTTCCATTATTCCATTTCCAACCTGTATTGTCTGCATTTGGTTTTCCTGTATATATAACTGAATCTGATTTTTGCAAACGTGTAATCGCTCGTTTATTTAAATCAATTCCTTGTTGTCTTAATTTTAATGATGTATCCCGTAACCAAAGGCCTATTGCAAAACTCATTACTAAATCATCATTATATCCAATTTGTGCTTGAGCTTTGCCATTTAACCAAACAAACACAAATAATTCTTGTATTAATCTTTTACTGCGTATTAATGGAGTTTTCTCTCTCATATACATTTCTAAGGCAGATATCATTAATGGTCTTGTTCTGCTAGTAGTAGAAACTCCAGGTACCATTTTTGTTTTATCTTTTATATCATACCCTTTCTTAAGATGTACCTCTAAATCTACATATCCATCATCTTTATATGTGTAAAATAAATTTTCATAATTTCTATCTAATGCTGGTTGAATTGCTGCCCATCCGATATTTGCATTTTCAATTGCTAATAATGCATTATTCCATTCTGTTGCAACAGAAACAAGCATATTTCCAAAATCTTTTGGTGGGAGTTTTCCTTTGTATTCAGCAACTTGTTTTATAGATTCAATTTCTATAACATGGAATGTAGACCAATCAGCTCCATCTCCCCGGGCAACGTCTGCTACCACTACATAGTCTTGACTATAATCCGGATATTCCCATATCCAATAAGCATTGTCATACCCTCTTTTTTCAACAGGTTCGATACATTTATTTTCATATTCTTGTAAACATTTACCTTCTACAACAGTATGTCCGGAGGAAACAAAATCACAATCACATTCCTGTGCTGCCCCCCTTTCTCCTAATAATTGAGTTTGTCTTCTCCTCCATTCTTCATCTCTTTCTGGATGTACTGTCCAATGTAATTTTATATTATACCATTCTGTATTTGGATTAGTTTCTCCATCAACCCATGTTTTATGAAACCAATTTCCTATACCATTTGGGGTAGAAAGTACAATAGCCGATCCACCAGTTGATAATGTTGCTTGCGATGCTATCCATATTTCTTCTACATTACGAATAAAAGCTGCTTCATCAACAATTAATAATGATAAGGCTTCTGAACGAGCTCCTGTTGTTGCGGAAGAAACTGCTTTTATTTGTGATCCATTTCTGAATTTTAATGATAATTTATTGTCTGCTTCTATATTACCTTTTAGCCAACTCGGTAAATTGTCATGCATAATTCTAACTTTAGTCACTAAATTTTTAGCTACTTCTTGTGTAGTTGCAATTACCAATGTATTGAAATCTTCTTTAAATAACATACACCATAAAGCATAGCCGGCTGTAAGTGTTGAAATACCTAATTGTCTAGATTTTAAAATTACATTATAACGATTCTCTTTTAATTCAGATAAAGATGTTTCTTGAAAATTATATAAATTAAATTTTATTTTACCTCTTTTTGGGTGTTGTATATAACAATATTGTCTCATGAAAAATATAGGATCTGCAGCACATGTAGTGTACTGTTGTCGTATTAGATCTTTTATATTTGGTTTATTAGACATCTATTTTATAGCTTGTATGATAAATATACTAGTTACGGTTGTTGTTAATATTCCACCACTAAACCATAATAATTTACTATCATACCATTTTGGTTGCAGTCTTTTTTGACGTTCGACATATAAATTTATATTATTTTTTAATAATGTAATTTGTTGTTCTTTATATTCATGTTGTAATGAATCTAATTTAATTAAATGCTCTAAATCTTGAATTAATGATGATTGTTGTGATATTAATTGATTGTTAATTGAGTCTGTATAATGTAATGAATCTAACGTTTCAGAAATATCATGAATTTGTTCTTGAGTAAAACATGTATCTACTTGTGCAAATGAATAATTGCATATAATAAAAAATAATACGTAAATCAACCATTTCATTTTTTCTTTGTTTTAGATATAATATTTTTCTTTGCAGTTGCAGTGGACTTTTTCTTTGGCGGATGTTTTGCTGCTGGTTTTTTTAATTTTGATGATTTTGTTTTTTGAATTTGTTTCTTTTTAGCAACAATTTTCTTTTTAACTTCAGTTTTTTGGTCTTCTACTTGTTCAACTTTTCCTTGCAATTTTTCTACAGCTTTTTCATTTTCATTGATCTTTTTATCAATTTTTTTAACTGCTTTTCTTTTACGAATATTACCTAAAGTAATTATACTCAATACGAGTACAATAATACCTACTAGTATTTTCCAAGATTTTTTAAGAATCTTTGTTATTATTTTTATCATTTTGTATTTCTTTTAATTTATTATATGAAATTTTTTCCACATTGGAAAGTTTTTCTTCAATATTTTTTAAAAATTTATCTTTAAACTCATCAAATTGTTTTTGTACCGTTTCTTCAAATTCTTCTACAGACATTTTTGAATGCCATGTTTCTACATCTCCTTGTGAATTTTGTACGAATTTAGCACTTTGAGTATATGCTTCTTTTAATATTTTTATATCATCTTCTGCTCTTTTTAACCACGCTTCTGCATTATTTCGAATTCTATTTCGTTCATATTCTTCAAATTTACCTTCCTTTCTTAATTCATGTTCCATTTGTATTACACAATCAAAGCACATTCCATGTATTTTTTGCATTTTTTTATCTAGATGGGTTGGAACTTCGCATTTACAATCTTTGCGGCAATTAGGAAATGAATTTAAATATGATTGAATATCCTCTCTTATAGAATTTTTTGGTTTTTTTACCCGGAAGCCTTTTTTTTGTTCTATAGTATATAATGTGCCATTGATAGTTTCTTCCCATTTTTCCCCAACTTTTCGAATTTGATGTTTTTTTCCAGTATATAATCCTACTGAATTTTTTGTTTGAGTACGATGGGTACCTTCTATCATTTGTTTGATAGCTTTAATGTTTTGTAACTTTTTTGCCATGGTTTTAGTTTTCTTTATTTTTTTTATTTAATCTTCTTGTTTTAAATAAACTACGAACTAACATTTTTATAGCCATTTTCCAATCATTTGGATCGGCTTCTTCATATGCCATTGAAAATGCTTTAGATATAAATTGAACTTTATTTCTAACTCCTACTTTATCTTTGATAAATTGAGCCGTTTTTTCTTCTGGTGTTTTGATTATAGGCTCTGATGCAGTTTTTGTTGGTATTTCAGTTGCCGGTAATGTGGGTAGAGTTTCTGCTGCTGGTGTTGGAGCAACTGGTGCTATGGCGGCATCTGTTGGTGCCGGATCAACTGTTGGTGCCGGATCAACTGTTGGTGCAGTATCATCTGTTGGTGCAGTATCATCTGTTGGTGCCGTATCATCTGTTGGTGCCGTATCTAAGTCGGCTTCATCCTCTGCTGC